ACTCCATACCAGCGGTAGCGCCTGCCAAAGCATATTCCCCAAATGGTCTATCGTGTCCCACGGTTGTCCAAGTTTTGAGTCTTTCATTTGTTTCGTCCTCCTTTTGTCTGTCAATAACTTTACTTGCTAATTTAGCACATTCTCTAAATGCACTACGCCAAGTACTAAATTCACTTGTATTAAATCCTGTGATGCAAGATATTTTTTCCATCTTTTTGAATCTGTCACTGATACTTGTAGTCATATCAGGACGGCTTGTATCCATATCACGTGTCATTTGTGTAGGAAATAATTTTACTCCGCCATATCCATACACTAAATCATTTATAGGATTTTTACTACGCCATACATGTACTGCTCTGTTATCTTCAGCGACATAATCAAAATTAAAATTGTCATCTATTATAGCATCTCCATCTACAATCCAAAACATTTCAGTTGAACATAAATTTGCCGCCGCAATATGTGCTTGATGTATTCCTTTTACTCCATGTATACGTTGGGCTCTTGGAAAACGTGTTTTTAATTTGTTAAAATTTTCATCGGCATTTGCTTCGTCATATGATATCATTACTATATCATATTCTGTTTTTTTAGTAGGAATAAAGTTAGAAGAAAAGGTGTTAAATTGCGTTGTATTTGTACGTATATAAGGATGTTCAGGTCTTGGTGGGTTGCGATATGTTTTCTTAAAGAAAACGCTTTGTTGAGCGTCTAAGGGCGTTACAGCAATAGGTAATTCTATTTCTGCAAGAATACGTTCACCATAATCTTTACATGCGTCTAACAAGTCATCTTCTGTTTGTATTTTTTCTTTCCATAAATTATTAAGATATTCAAAATCACGTACATTTACATAATCCCAATCTGTACACATTGTTTTATGTAAGCCTTCTCTGGCTCCGTATATTGCCCATAGTCCGTTAGGTACGTCTGCTCCTGCCATACACCAAACATATAGTCTTTCTAAATTCTTCCAATGATTTCCTATAAGTTCTTTTTTCGCAGGTTTTATACCTTCAACTAAACACATTTTAACACCTTCACGGAAGCCGGCACGCCATGCTTGATGTGGAGTAGCATTATTGTGAACTGTACTCATCAAACTGTTAATTTGGATATATTCTAAGTCCCAACAAAAATCAATACCTGCCGCAATGTTATCAGGATCTGCATTTTCATGTGTTTTCATTTTTAGGACTGTTTCTCTATCCCAACATTTTATTCCGCCATTGCCATACCGTAATCCATTAATTATATTATCAGCAGTCCAACTTACAACATGCCTAGAAAGGTCTACTCCTTCTTGAAAGTTAATTGTTTGATTTAAGAATTGTTCATCTATTTGGTTGTCACCGTCAATAGTAATAAATCTTTTAGTATCAGATATTTCTGCACATGCCTTATGTGCGGCATCAGATCCTTCTACACCATGAATACGTTTTGCCCACGGAACTTTTGTTAATAAGTTAGTGTAATTTTCTTCTGCATTTGGCTCATCATACGACAAATATATTATGTCATAATCTAAAACTTTAAATTGCTTCATCTACATATCCGTAACTATTAAATATCTTTGGTGTGTATATACTTACATCACCTTCTTCTTCATCATACTCGAACTGAACTATGTGTCCGTTTGCTATTTGCTCTACCGTAGCATCAAATGTTCTAATAAGCAAGTGAGGATCATTTTCTTTTGTTACGCTAAACTTGCATAGTTGATTAGGATTTAACAAAAGTTTTTCTTTCACATTGACGTATAATTTCCAATTACGCCATTCAGTGTTTCTTGTAATCATACAATCTGCGTTATCCTTTTTAGGAATATGATAAATTATGTCTTTTATATCATAATTAAATTTTGGCTGTTCATATTCTAATAATGTATATTTCTTTTTTGCCAAATCAAATTTAACAACATAATTTTCTTTTTTATCAGGATTTTCAATAAAATCAACATACAAATCTTCGTTAACTTCCAAAGCATATTGATGATCCGGAGCGTAGTTTTGTAAACCTATAATTTTACTAGAATCTTTATCAAATATTAACCAGTACACTTTTCATACCTTGCTAGTATTTTGTCACAGAAGTCTTTTTCAGTGTAATGAAATACTCCGTGTTGTTGGTGATTACCAATTTTTAAACCATCATTAAAATACCAATCAACTTTCTGTTGCCAATGTTCACTTGTGTCTACCCAATTTTGTGCGTGTAATTTCATGTGTACAAAATCAATCAAGTCAACATCTTGAAAATTATCATATTCCATAAGTTCTAATACAATAGCGGCACAAACATCAATACTACAATGTTTTGGTTTATGGTTTTTACAAAATATTTCATAAAAATCTTGCCAATTTTCTATGACAGTTTCCAATAATGCAAAAAAATTTGCTACACGTTTTGTTTTTTTGAAGTAATATAATCCTGCATATATATTAATCAAGTAATTTTGTGAGAAAACTTTTCTATAGTAAGTGTCATTAATAGGTTCTTGTCTATATGTAATTGGATTTTGTGTAAAGTAAAGTTCTTGATCCTTAAATTTAGACCAATTTATTTTTTCTAAAAATAAAACATCACTGTCAACAACTATTGTTTCGTCATATGGAGAAAGATTATAGGCTTTCCATCTATTTTCTATTTTCCATTCGCTGTTTTTTGCTTGGTCATGCTTTAACAAAATAACCTTATCAAATACAAATGCAATTTTTTCCTCAACTTCTTTGTCAGTCACTAGTGTAAAATGCATATTTCCGTTTTTCATACCACTCATTGCACACAAGTATGCTTGTTTTACATAATCATCTGTTTGGTTATTTTGTGCAAATATTAATACACCTTGTTTCATAGTAATTCCTCTAAACTATATTTGTTCATAGCATGTACAGTAAGTCCTTTTGTAGCAATTGGATTATTATCAATTAAAAAAGTTAGTTTATCTTGTTTTATTTCGTGTGTAATGTCTTTGTCTATAGTGTAAAAAAGTTTTCCTGGCATAGGATTGACAAAGTTGCCTTTAGAATGATTATTCATAATGTGGGCACCTATACTAAAAGCAAAGTCATTGCGGTATGTTCGCTGTACTATTTGATATAACATTCTATAATGACGCCATTGCTCTTCAATATGCTGTAGCAAATCAAAAAATATTTTGTTTTGTTTACATTTTACAAAATATACACAAGTTGCCCAATAAAAATCTACACTTGAATCGCTTATTTTATTAAATTCTCTATAATCTAAATTTTGTCCTATATGATATGCATCTTTATACATCAATAAAGGATTATCTTGTTCAAAACAGTTTTTATAAACATCATCACATATGATTATATCACTATCAATCATTAGTGTTTGCTTATACGGTGATAAATCGTAACTTAAAACTCTTGCATTATTTTTAAAGGTTAAATGTTTTCCGTGATTTCCGTTATTATACAACTTTCTAGTGTATCTTTGCGGAGTGTCAAATTCAATTACATGGTCGAAAACATTTTTTGGCACTTTACAATCAGTTATAACACTTGTAGGAAGATCAAGATACTTTTTTACACGTTCTGCAACCATACATGCTTGCTTGACGTAATCTATTTCTTCATTATTGAATGCGTGTACAAGTATGCCCTTAGACATTTAATATTCCTTGCACAGTTCTTTCGCTATCAATTATTTTTTGATACTCTGTATAGTAATTTTCATTTGCAGTTGTGTATGCTGTGACTAATTCGTTGTAAAACGCTTCTTTGTTTGTAATTTTTATAGGAGTATTATTATTGTCTACAAAAATATCACATTTTATTGCTAGAACACTTGCAATAAATTCTCTAGTTGCAGTAAATTGTCCGCCTTGATAATATACTGTAGATTCTTTTGTGTATTTTTCTTGTAGTATACGTTTTTGATTTTTGAATGTTGAGACATAGTCTGCATGTTCTAATGCTTTTTTGAGACGTTGATCCATAATTTCTCCATATAGTAGTATTATATGACAAATCTGTCAGAAAGTCAAGTATTAACTACCACTAAAATTGGAGTGTCTATTAATTGCAGGTAATGGTGTGTCAACATAAGAACCGCTGGCTCTTTTAAAACCAACTGTAGTAACAAGATTGCCTACTACATATTCATCAACTGCTACAAATCCTTTAGCATTGTTAGGTCCAAATGGTGCAGTTCCTGTATCTGTATCTGACATCCAAATACGGAATTCAATTGTGCTACTATTGACTTCTTTACCTCTAATGTAATAGTTATTGTCTGCATACAATCCAGAACCTGGTTTTCTAAAAAGTTGTTGTTCAGATGAAGTTAATTGAAAGTTTCCTATTGCACTTCCTGTTCCTGAATTACTAGTTGAAGTATAGTTGTAACCAAAAGATACTGTACCTGCATTAGAAAGCATAGTCGACCAATCATTTGTTTTAGCAACATTTTCACCTGACGCTGTGCTTGTCAAACTACTTACAAATGTAATTATACCACCAGCATTAAAATAGTGTCTACGTGCATCTGCACTAGCAAACACTACTCTAACATAACCATTTAATGCATCTCTCCATTGTGTAGGACCAAATGTTAATGTGTCAGGGTCAGTGCCTGAAGTACTTTGTAATGCTGATAATCTAAATCTATTTGGGTTGCCTTCTAATACTGTCATAGTATTTTCGTAATCAGCAAAACCTTTTAGTACTCCGTCTGGGTTATCACTTGTCTCATCTGCAATAATATCACCTATTGCCGCTTGTGCTATTGTACCAGCGGCGCTTTGATTTGTTTGGTGTCTGCTAATCCTATCAATATCAGTGAATAATTGATTAAGGTGTGTTGCTGTGACATCATTACCTACAGAGACCTGATTACTTGCTGTACTTTCTCCATATCCTTCCGAACCAGATCCATTAGCAAGAATATTTTCTACTCTTGTTTGTAAATTATTATATCTAGTTGCGGTAATTAAATCACCAACGGCCATTTACTCTTCTCTCCAATTGTATAGTAATATTATACTATACTATGTTAATTATGTCAAAGACTATCTGTAGCCGAAAATGCTGGTGCTGGGGTATCAACAAAAGATCCACTTGCTCTCACAAATCCTATTTTGGCTTCTAATAATCCTTGAACTGGTTCATCAATTTTGAAACCACCCGGGTTGTCATCATAAAATTCGTATTTCACTCTTATCGTAGAACTAGTAGGAGCCTTGGCAGAAAGAATATAGTTATTATTGCCATAAACTCCAGTTGCTGATTTTCTATATATTTCTTGATACGAAGTTGTTAAGTCAAAATTTCCAATATTTTGTACAACACCCGTTCCAGATGTTGTTGTTATATCGTGATTCATAGACACTGTTCCTGCATTTCCGAGTATTGCGGCCCAGTCTTGACTTTTTGCAACACTATCTCCTGAAGTAGGAGTTCCACTTAATGAACTTATAAAAGTTAAAGATCCACCAGCATTAAAAAAATGTCTACGTGCATCGCCATCTGCAAATGCAATTTGAAATTCACACTCAATTGGTGCTGTCCATTGGTTCCTGCGTTGAATTGTTTCTGCACTAGCGACTACACTACTTTGTGCTGATGCCAATCTAAACCTGTTTGCTGATGTTTCTATTATGCCTATAAAATCTTCGTAATCTTTGAAGCCTTCTTTTGTGTCTGCTCCACTGGTATCTTCAGCGACAGTATCGCCTACTTCTACTTCTGCAATAGAATTTGGATTACCACCTGTCTGATGAACAAAAATATTTTTTAAATCTGTAAACATAGCGTTTACATGCGTTGCATCAATTACAACATTGCTTGAAACTTGCTGACTATTAACAGTTTGACCATAGCCTTCATTGCCTGATCCATTACCAAGAATTGCACTTACTCTTCCTTGTGCGTTGTTGTATCTTGCGGCTGTAATTAAATCGCCAACTGCCATGCTTACTTCCTTTATATACGTGTTTTAATATTTATACTTTTAAAACACACTCTATTAACTGCTCCGTATCAGAAGTGCTTGATTCTAATGCAACACCTACTAATCCGTTACTAGCAATAGTTGAAGCAACACCGTCCTGCCATGCATAAACTGCTTGTCCTTTTGATACTGGACCTTTTACTCTTACTGGCAAACGACCTTTTAAGCCGACTGCCTGTCCTTCGGACATACTATTCATTAAATATGCTGGTGATTCTGAAATAACACCTATAGCAAAATCACTTACTTTTGCTGGACGAACTTCTTTTTCTCCGCCTACTGCTACTACTGTTCCAATTGGTAAATGCTCATTTGTTTCATAATTTTCTGCAAGGTCTGCGTATTGTGCTTGTGTTGCAGTTCCTCTAAAGAAATTAGCATGTAAATCGCCCGAACTATCTCTTAATGCTGTTGTACTTGCAATAGCACTTGTATCTCCTGCATAATCTGCACTATTAAATCTAATAGCACTTGCACTTGATGCATTGCCTTGGAAGTTATCTGCCCAAACGTTTGACCATTTTGCAATGCTTGATCCTAATGTGTATGTGCTTGTTGAACCAGGATTCATTCCTGTTGACTGGATTATAACACTATTTGTTTGCACACTATTAGCATTGCTTGTTTTGAATCTTATAATATTATTTGTACCAACTTCGTTTGCAATAACACCTTGGTTACCATTTTCGATGTAGATGTGTAAGTCGTTTTGATCACCTACTGTTATACCTGCGTCTGGAAATCTTACAATATCAGTAAACTCAGTTGCTACGCCTGGAGAACTTTGTACAAAACTGCTTGCTTCTAAACCATTTAGTTTTAAGGCATTACTTGCTGTTCCCCAATAATAATGTCCTGCAGGTGTAGTTACACCATTAGTTGCATCAGTTGTGTTAACAAGTGTTAAGCCTTTCTTAACTACATCAAATCCTGTTATAGCGTTTAAAGGATCTGTGCTATCAATAGTAAATTCTTGCCCGCTTATAATGTAAATAATTTCATCTTCAATTGTTGCGGCAATCACACTGTGGTTAACATTTGAGATATCACGAACTGTTTTACTCTGCATCTGTGTTAATCCGGAACCTGCTCCTTGAGGTCCTACTAATACAAATGATGTACCATTATAAGTATAAAGTTGGCTATTACCTGAATCCCACCAAAAATCTCCTGCTGTTAAACCTGTTGGCTGTGTGGTTGAAACTTCTGCACCGCCTGTAGTTTTAAATTTTGTACCATCGTAGAATTTAATTTTTCCGTTTGTTGAATCATGCCATATTTGCCCGCTGACTGGTTTTGGCGGTTGTGAAGTTCCGCTAAAGTTTTCTAATAAAAACAAAAAGTTTTCATTTTGTATTTCGCCGTATCCGGCATAGTTCTTACCAACAAATGTTAAATCTGTTGTAAGATCAACGGTGCCGTCTTGCACTACTACTAGTGTTGCTCCGCTGTATTTGTTAATTGTATAAGCCATGTTTCAACCCTTTAATTATAACTATATTTATCTTACACACTAGATGTAAGGTTTTGACTAAATGTCCAATTACCACCTGCTGTGATGTACTCCTTTAATGATCTAGACACAGTCACCGTAACTGTACCTGTTGCACTTCCAAAACCAACATCTTGTAACACTGATTCGTTTTGAACTCCTGCGGCGTCTACTGCTATAAATGATTTACTTGTAACTGCGGTAATATCAATGCCTGTAACACTTGCGCCGCCAAGTGTTGTACAATGTATTCTTGCAGTTGTTCCGTTTGCAACAGTGCCTGCAGGCACAAGATCGTTTAGTACTAATCCAATTTGTGTATCGTTCAATCCAGTAACGTCCATACTAAATGAAATAGCCGACGCCGCAATTGATTCATCAACATATTGTTTTGATGCCGCGTCTGTTGCATTTGACGGTGTTGCTATAGCAGTAATTTTTTGATTAGCAAAATTAACATCACCGTTTGCATTTATCGTCATTCCACTAGCGGCTGTAATTGTACTACCGTTGATATTAATATTATCAACGTCTAAGTTTACTAATGTACCTACAGTTGTAAGACTAGATGCTGTAACACCTGCTCCTAATGTATTACCACTTAAAACTGATGTACCGTTAATTTTGTATTGGTTTCCTGTAGTTAGATCAATATTTTCCGTTGTAGTCCAACTATTTGTTGCTTGTAACCAAGTCCATTTTTTATCTGCACCTGTAACTCTAATAACCATACCAGCATCGTTGACTCCAGCATCTGTTAAAAGAGTACTATCACTTGTAATCGCAAGTTCAATTTGTTTGTCTTCAACTCTTAAATTACTTACATCTATACTTGCACTTGAACCTTCTACTAATAAATTTCCAGTTACACGAATATCTCCTGTAACATCTAATGTATATTCTGGTGTATTGTCAAATATACCTACACGCTTATTAGCCGCGTCTATGAATATAGCATCAACTTGTTGTGCTCCTGCGGCTGAACTTGTAACTCTTATTGAATAGTTTTCATCTAGTTGTGCATTGCCAGAAACAAATGAGTTTCCAATAATACTTAATGTTTGGTTAGCATTTGGTCCAATAGTAATACCTGATGAATTACTTACTGCAAGAGATCCTGTAACAACATTATTTGTTGTTGAACTAACAAAATTATCTGCACCAACTTTTGTACCATCTGCTTTAATTAATGCTTTAGCGGCATCTGCTGTACCTTCAAATATAAAATTATCTTTGTCAATAATGTTTATACCTTTTTTGATATTTCCTGTGATACCTGTTATTCCATATCCAACTGCCGGTGTAAATTCTACATTACTAATTACAGCGGCTCTAGAAGTAGTACCGTCAGTGCCGTTACCTAAATACAAACTTGCAAGTGTACGACTTCTATCTTGAGTATCAAGTACACTTTCAAT